TGGTTGTATACACAAGTTAATTCTCCCTAAAACCCCCGAATTGCTCCGGGGGAAACTAGGTAGGGAGAGGACCTAGTTTTTAGGTACTAAGACCGTACAGTAATCCGTGAAAACAAGGATTGATATAAGTATTTAAATACCCACCATACCTTGCTTCATACGCATCTGAATCTGATTTTCTTAAGAAAACAGTTCCATCATCATCAAACCAACCGAAGTCAGGTCTGTGATAGATGTGTATGTGATTATCATTTAGAAAATAAATTCTATCGTCTTCAACAAATCTTTCAGGAAAAATCCCTACTGGACCTGAAGATGACATAAATTCAACACCAGAAAAAGAGATGTCAGCACCAGATTTAGACTTAAGTCCAGCTCTAGTTTTAACTTCATATCTTTTTTGGTCTTCTAAAAGATTAAGAATCTTCTCATATTGCTTATATGAACAAACAATAAGATTTGGAGATTTTCCAGATTTTTTCTCAACTTTTAACATTAACTCATTAAGTAGGTCAGTTGAAATAGCAGCGCCACTAGCGTCTTTTTTTTCTGCGTCCCACCTACGACCATGGTCAATAGAGTAAGAAGAAGTTCTACTATCAGATTTCTTTAAAACCCCGTCAAGACCTTCTGGGTCTTTAAGGTGAGATCCTTGCATAACAATTTTATCAGTTGCAGCAACACTAGTAATATCTCCAGTTACAGTAATTTTTTTGTTATCTGGATCTACAGCAGTAATTTCAAATAAAGTTGGAGTAGATCCACCCAAAAGAGCAGTTCCACTAGTATCATAAATATTAACCATATCTGCTTCTTCAAAATTAGCTTCTTTAAAATTAGCGTCTATAGTAATTTCTTGTCCTGATACACTAGCAACTGTACCTAAAATTCCACTAGAATCTCCAAAAAGAGTTCTAGAAAGGTTTCTCATAAAAGATTCTACACCTTTCTTAACTACTTCTTTAGTAGCTCTTACAAAAGCTCCTTCGTCGCTCATTGCAGCTTTAATAGTTTCTCTATCTACTTCTACTACAGCATACATTTTTTTTGCTTCGATTTGAGCATCTTCATAATTAGCTTTGTTTGCTTTAGGTAAAGAACCTGATCCAACACCACCCGCAAAAGATTGAGGTACTGCTACAATAAGTTTTTTACCTGTAAAGTTATAAGATTTTTTACATCTTGCCAACAACACGTTAGCAGAATTATACACATTTTCAGAAAGCTTCTCATATTTAAGTTTAAATAAGGCAGAAGCATCTGTTAAATTAAAATTAGCCATTGCTAACTCCTTTCTTTAAAAGTTTATAAATCATCAAAAGAGGCATAATTTAATGGCTCTTTTGACACCTTAGTTTCCTGCTTCTTTGCACTTTGAGTTACCTTATTAGAAACAGTTTTGGATGCTTTTTTCTTAGCGTCACCGTAAACCTCTTGAACAATCTCGATTAAATCGTTGTCATCAAAAGAAGGATTCTCCACAATCACTTTTTGAAGGCTTTCAACAATGTTGTCGTTCTTGATAAGATCGGGGTTAACTTGATTTAAAACAACCTCTGATTTGGAGAAAGCTGCTGAATGTACATAATACTCAGCAACAGTTTCAGGGGTAATTTCGCCGTCAAATTCACCGTCGAGTAATTCTTGGTAAGCACTTTGAAAATCACTATCCGAGATACTATGAGCTTCCTGAAGACGTTTTATTTCAGTAAGGAGTTCCTGTTGGGACTGCTCCTCTTGACGTTTAACTACTTCAGACTCTTGCTGCTGCTGCAAATACTCATTTTGCTGCAACAGTCTTTCATTTTCAAGTTGCTCTGGGCTTAATGTCGCTAATCTCTCTATTTCTGGAGCTAACTGTTCTAGGAGCTGCCGCTTGAAAACATGCGGTTCCTGTCCAGAAAACTGTGCAAAATAGGATAAAGCGCCCATAGCATCTTTCTCTCTTAATTTATCTGAAAAAGTATTGACATACTTATTAATTAAATCAATATCTTTGTCATAAGTTTCTTTATAAGATTCAAATTCTTTCTTATTCTCGGCAAACTCTTGGAATTTCTTCGAGTAAGATACTTTCCCAGAATAATTATCTAATAAATCTTGTAATGAAACATCTACTTCTTCACCATCTACTTTATGTTTAAATAAAGTTTCTGCGGCAACTTCCAAGTCTTCATCATTGTACTTGCCGAGCAACTTTTTAATTTCTTTAATTTCTTCTTCTTCCGCCTTAACATCAATTTCTTCCTCTTTTCCTTCACTTTCAACTTCAGTTTGTAATTTGTCTTCTTTTCCCTTTTCCTCTGAAAGTTTTTTAGCTTCATTTAATAAGTCCTTATCTGATCGATCATCTGTTAAATTATCTAAATCATCAAAATTCATTAAACTAGCTTGATTTGCGTCTCCTTCACTTGTAGACACCTCCTCATTAATTACTTGCGGTTCATTTACGATGTTTTCACTCATTTTTTCTCTCCCTGTGGTTTATTTGTTGCATATGGTTCTGCATCTTCATTTAATTCTTTTCCTGGAACAACCTCTGTAATATCATCTCCTCTATTAGCCTGTCCTTGAACTACATACTCCATATGCTCCCTAGACTTAGGTACATACCCTGTAGGAAATATTGGAAACGATCCTAAAGTAGCTAAAGCTGCTTCAAATGTAGGACTTGCTTGTGCTTTTTCAATCATTGCAAATTCATGTAAAGCAATATGCTCTAACATTTTTTCACGATGTTCTGGAGGACATTCTTCTTTAAAAGAACGACTCTGTATAGCTTTAACATGAGTTTTCCAATGTACAATATGTTCTTCATAATCTTGAGGATCTTCTACAGGTTTCCCTGCCAATAAATCCTCATTTTCTGATTCTGCAGCTTTTACACCGGCTGTAATTAATGTATTCATTTTATCTGTATTACCTAATTCAAGTAAGTCAACCCATCTTTCATTAGATAATAAATCTGGTTTCATTTGCATTATTTCTACAATACGTTGAATTTTACCAGCCTTACTTTCAGGAAGTGCTGATCCAACTTGTATTCTAACATCATAATCTTTACTAAGATTTGCAGTATCAAAATGTCTTATAGAATATTTATTATCTTTTCCTACAATTCTTAAAAGACGTCCGTCATCTGGTTGATAATAATCTCCTGCTACTGCAATTGTCTTTTTTGCCATATTCTGAACTAATGCATTATGTTTAGCTACATCCGAAGTAGCTCGTTCTTGTTCTTGTTCATTTAAAAATTGTAACGCTACCCCAGCAGTAATTCCTTGAGGAGGAGTACCTCTAGATACACCTTGTACTCCATAAATTTGCCCCATTTCATCTCTTAAAGAATTTCTAAAAGAATAAGCTTCTACAGGATTAGGTTGTGTCTGTAACATTTGAGGAGGCTGGGCTCCTTGGTATTGCACAATAGTGTTATCGTTTCCTAAACTTTCAATTTTACAAGCACCTCTAGGCATTACCCATTTAGCATGTCCCATTAAATAAATATTTTTGGCTAATAATGTTGAAAGATTATTATGCATATTTTGAATAGGTTTAATCATCTCATAAGCAGACACCCCATTCAATTGTTCTGGAATATCTAGATCTGTAAGTCTTTCAAAAGGCAACTTCCCATGTGAGTACGGTAGCTCACTAGATTCTAAAATAATATCTTTAGTAAATTTACAATAATACCCTTGAGGACAATGTTTAGTTTTTTTATGAAAAAATTCATAGATTACTGTTTCTTCTTCTAGTAAGTGTTCTGTTAAATCGTCTGAATCAAAAGATTTAACATTAGTATCTGATTTTAATTTATCTTTCTTATCTGGATAATCTTTTTTAAGATCTTCTGTAGATTTTACTTTAATTCTAAAGCAGTACTCTACATCTTCAAAATTTTTCTGTCTTTGTAAATAGACTCGCCAAGGAACTTCAATATCATATTTAATATCTCCTATTGTAACCGGCTTATCTTTATCTATTTTACCGACTACATTTCCTTCGTCATCTAATAAAGCTAAATCTACATTATTATCTCTAGCTTTTACATACACAGGATGCAAATCTCCCTTACTAGAGTCCCATTCGATAAAACAATAAGATTCACCAAAGATTCTAGCATTTCTTTGCATTTTTTGCAATATAGAATCCATGTCATTAATATACCACAAATGATTAATCAGATACTTTACAGCTTTAGCTGCATTTTTATCTTCAAACTCATCATTTGTAGGAAGTACATCAACGGCGGGCTTAATTCGCGTCATTTGGGATACCCGAGTCTCAGTCATATCATATAAATGATTAATAACAAATTTATTAACTCGGTTTAAAAAAGGTTTGTCAGAACGACGGATGTCAGAACGTTGAGGTGCGTTAGATGATCCGCGATAAGCCTCTAAATTTTTCCTATATTTTGCATTTCTCGCAACTGATTGTTTTTCTAAAGTTTCAATAACTTTTACTAACCACGCTAACATGGTTTTTTCGTCTTTATCTTTTACAGTATGAAATGGTTTTATATTTACTTTATCTGGGCGATCGTCACCCAACTCATCAAAAAAACTCATTTACACCATCCTATAAATTTCTTCGTTTTCATCTTTAGCTTCTAAATTAATTTCATTTATTGCCTTTTGGTCTGAGAAGTTAGGGTCAAGCGCTTGCTCTGCTGGCATAAATTGAACTGTATGTGTCGCTTTTTCTAAACTTTTCGCCAAAATTATGGCATACATAGCCAAACATATACTAATAGTTCCTAAAATGCAACCTAAAAGTGCAAAAATATTTAACATTACAGTAATATCAATCATTTAATCCTCCCATGGCATTATATTAAATGTCCAATCATCGTGTTTTTTTAATTGTTCGTAGTCATGTTTCATTGTATAGAAACGACGACCCTCATCGTTCTTTTGTTTCAAAGTTTCTAATACCTCTACCATATTGTAATTTGCTGCAGCATTTAAGTATCTCCAGCAATCTATTAAGTGATCATTTTTCTTAGGTATGTTACCTTTACTATCTTTTGCGTAATTCTGTATTTCCCACTTTAATTTTATACATCTATCTGATATATGAACTAGGTTATGGATCAATTGATCTTTTATAAGAGATAAACCATGATCTTTCTTATTCATATGTTTTGCAGTAGGCATAAAGTATATTCCATACTGGTGCATAACTTCTGTTGAAAACCAGGCTGCAGCTTCATCGTACACTTTACACCATTCATCTTCTATTGAAGAATTAGGATAAAACTCCATCATCTTAGAATCTATTCGGGGGTAGATCGATCTAACCGTAGTATTTTCTTGCTTAGTTTCATAAATTTCATCAAGAATGTAAAGCTTTTTTGTATAGGGATGTATACAACCAAATAGCACAGCAAAACAAGTAGTTGAACCAGGATCGGTAATACAGAACCAATCAAATTTTTTCCTATCTTTAGTAAGTTCATTTAATAACTCTCCATGAGGTCTAATATAGTGATCTTTGAACATGGGGAAAATAGCGTTTCTTCCTCCCACTGATACTTTTCCAAAATACTCTCGTTCGACAACATCATCTTCACCACGTAACCGGAGTTTTTCGATTTCACGGTCAATTTCGGACCTAGGAGTGTGTGGGTTATCATAAGATGAGGCGATAATATGGTAGCTATCAGATCTCCCTCCGCATTCATCGGCAAATTCCAGGTACTGTTCGGCATTTCTATCTCCAGGTTTAGGCGGTGTTCCAATTATAACTAAAGGGGCTTTTCTAACAATTCTGTTTGGATTCATTTCGTTATGAAACTGTGTATGAAAAACTTTAAATTCATCATATACTACAAAATCTGGTGTTAACCCATTGGCTG